TGCGCAGGGTGCTATTGGTGCCCAAGGTATCCAAGGTATTGTTGGAGCACAAGGTAACGCAGGAACACAAGGTGCTCAAGGCGAACAAGGTGCGCAAGGAATAAAAGGTGCCCAAGGTAATGCTGGCGCACAAGGTGCTCAGGGTATTATTGGTGCTCAAGGTAACGCAGGAGCACAAGGTAATGCTGGCGCACAAGGTAGCGCAGGCCCTCAAGGTTCTCAGGGTATTGTTGGTGCTCAAGGTAATGCTGGCGCACAAGGTAGCGCAGGCCCTCAAGGTTCTCAGGGTATTGTAGGTGCTCAAGGTAATGCGGGTTCTCAAGGTTCTCAGGGTGAGACTGGCGCACAAGGTAATGTTGGTGCTCAAGGTAATGCTGGCGCACAGGGATCACAGGGTGAGACTGGCGCACAAGGTAATGTTGGTGCTCAAGGTAATGCTGGTGCGCAGGGCGGACAAGGCCCTCAAGGTGGACAAGGAATAAAAGGCGCGCAAGGTAACGCAGGAGCACAAGGTTCTCAGGGTGAGACTGGTGCCCAAGGTTTCACAGGTGCTCAAGGTAATGCCGGTGCGCAGGGATCACAGGGTGCTGCTGGTGCTCAAGGTTTCACAGGTGCTCAAGGTAACGCAGGCCCTCAAGGTGCTCAAGGTCAGGTAGGTGCTCAAGGTTTCACAGGTGCTCAAGGTAATGCTGGCGCACAAGGTGCTCAAGGTCAGGTAGGTGCTCAAGGTAATGCGGGTGCTCAAGGTAACGCAGGCGCACAAGGTGCTCAAGGTCAGGTAGGTGCTCAAGGTAATGCGGGTGCTCAAGGTAACGCAGGCCCTCAAGGTGCTATTGGTGCTCAGGGTGACCAAGGTGCCCAAGGTGCTGTCGGTGTTCAGGGTGGACAAGGTACTTCAGGAGTAACTGGTTCTCAAGGCCCAGTAGGTGGATTTGGTAATGCGGTTCTATTTAATACCTCAACAACTCTTCCCGCTAATATCAATGCTACAGCTTCTGCTGCCATACGTTCTTTCCGAACAGTTAACACAGTATTCATAGGTGATATCTGGTGGCATGTAGGAACTGGTCGTATTTGGCGAGCAACCGTAAACCGTATTGACACAACTACTGACTCTACCTTCGTGGAAATAACCGCAGGTACTCGTACTTCTGGAGCAGGAGACGGATTAATCGATCTTAGTGGTATCCTAAATACTGCTAGTACTGGAGAACGTATCGCATTTACATCCTCCTCAATATTGATTTACGACGCTAATAACAAATTGCGAGTAAAACTAGGCGAATTATAATGAACAACATACCTCCTTCGGGAGGTATATTTTATATCAGGTAAATTATGTTTTTAATTATAGATGATTTTTACGCAGACCCAGACGCAGTCAGGGAATTTGCGCTCAGTCAAGATTTCAATGTCTCAGGAAACTACCCAGGCCTTCGAACAAAACCATGTACGAATAATGGTGGATATATTGACTCGACTAAAGCAACATTCGAAAAACTAACGGGAAAGACTATAACCCAATTCCCGTTAGATAATTACAACACCTCCTTTCAGTTCACTACCGCACTCGACAAAACGTGGATTCACCACGACGCAATGTCATACGCAGCAGTATTGTATCTCACACCGGATGCCCCATTAGAATCAGGTACGGCGATATATCGTCACGGCCCAACGGGTATTATGAAACACTCTCCCGAACAGATTGTTGATTTTAATAACTTTGCTCATGATGAAAGCGATTGGGAGATAGTTGCTGAAGCAAAGAATGTATACAACCGACTGGTAATATATGATTCACAGTATTATCACCGTAGTGTACTGCCCGGCTTTGGAAAGGACAAGACTGACGGACGTTTATTTCAAACATTCTTCTTTGAGGCAGAATAATGAAATTAATGACCACTTTGTTGACCTCTAATGATATTCCAAAGTTAGAGAGACTGATACGTTCAGTACAACAAGTTATTAAAATAACTCCAGTAGAATGGGAAGTTGTGATAGTAGTGAATAGTAATCGTGAAGGTTATTATGAACAAGTTCTACAAATAGATCAACCGTTTCGTGTAGTAAACACAGAGAGTAATGGAAAGCCTGGCAAAGGTAAGAACGCATGTCTCGACGTGTTCTTAGAAAGTGATTGCGAGTATGTTTCTCAGATTGATGGGGATGATTTTCTATATCCTTCTTATTTACAGTCGTTATGGAATCATGTAAACCATTATATTTATATTGATGTTCTTGGTGTGGTACCATGTGACTGTATATGTGATTGGGAATTACAGTCTGGACATTATTGGTGGGTCAATGAAAAGTATCACGCAAGCGTATGGGGAACTTCTATGTGTACCCCTAATGCGGAACTGGGCCCACGTGTCAGTCACTTGTTCACAGAAGACAGACCGGTCTCGGTGGACTTCATTATACTACAAAGTCGCAAGTCCGCTAAGCAGAGACTCAGCGAAGATATAGGTAATGGAGAAGACCACGCATACACATACAAACTACTAGGTGAGCATCAAAAAGGAAATCTTTGTTACTTCCTAACTATGTCTAGTGACATGTATTGTATTGATAGAACAACCGAAGGTAGTGCTCAGAAAGTCCACAGTTACGATGAATACTTAGAACCTCTACGAGCTGAAGCACTCAAGTATGTCCCTAGGTGGAGGAGTAGTCCGTACGAACTTCCCATCATATATCAGGACTTATTAATGAATCATGTACAGAAACAGCACTGGTTGAACAAATTCTTGGGAACCACTGGCTAAGATACGTATAAATAAAGAATATAATTTCTAACAGGAAAGAATAACAATGCCAGCTATAGTAAGACAGACGATGAGTAGAGACTTGGCGAACGACCTTTTGACTGATATCAAAGGTAGTGAGTCGACCTACTACATTGGTATCGGAAAAAGCGATACCTTCAACGAACTAGACACGGTAATTGCTCCGGTAGATAGTCCCGCAGAAGAGCGAGAGTTTCGCAACAATCTTCAATCAATTAAGAAGGTTGAGGATGCTACTTTTGTCGCTAAAAGGGTCAACTGGTCTTACGGTTCAGTGTACTCTGCTTGGGACGACACAATTGCGTCTGACATTGTTGAACCTTGGACACCTTGGTATGTCATGAATGACGCCAAAGAAGTATACGTTTGTGTGGTACAAGGTAGACTAGAAGATGGCTCATCACGACAGTCGACAGTAGAACCCAACTATGGTTTACTGAATGTCGCGGACTATACTCAACCTTTCACTACACCTGACGGTTATACTTGGAAATTCCTGTACTCCATTACCCCAGAGCGTATTTACCAGTTCTTATCATCGAATCACCTTCCGGTACAAGAAGCAGAAAGCAGTCTTGCTGGTGGAGACTCAATAGAGGACTTACAGTTTAATGTTAAGGCAGCTGCCATAGGCGGTCAGATTATTGGTATTAAGGTATCGGCAGGAGGTTCTGGTTTTACCAGTGCCCCCGACGTAATCATCTATGGTGACGGTACTGGTGCTACCGCAACTGCTTCAATCTCACCTGAAGGTGTTATAACTAAGATTGCTATGACAAATTTCGGTGAGGGTTATAATCACGCATCTGTAAAAATTGTCGGTGATGGTATAAACGTGGTCACCCGAACAGTAATTACTACAAGGAATGGTCTAGGATTTAATCCAGTAGACGATTTAAAAACAAGTTCAGTAATGACCAATATTAAACCTGATGGTTCGGTCAGCGGAACGTTTGTAGTAGGAAACTCTTTCCGTCAGATTGGTCTTATCAAAGACCCTATCGACATTAACAACAATTTATTCGCTGGCACTTCAGCAAGAACAATGTCTACTTTACATTTAGTATCGTCATCACCTTTTGAAGCTGGAAAGATAATTACCGGTGCGACATCTGGTGCTAAGGCATGGGTTGATGAATCTATAGATAACATTGTATACTATCATCATAACGAATCTACTGGATTTGTACCCTTTGAAGATAACGAATCTGTCACTCAAGCTGGTGTAGTCTTAACTGGTCAAATTGATTATGTTCAACAAGGAAGTCAAATTGATAGGTTTTCTGGTGTAGTTAAATACATAGAGAATCGCGCACGTATTCGTCGCGATGAAGAACAGCAAGAAGACATTAAAATAGTAATTACCGTTTAGGATTCATCATGGCAGATTTTACAAACCAAACATTTAAAGAGACTTACCGAGACTTCTATAAAAAAGAAGATGGATACTACCGTGTCCTTTTCAACTCGGGACGTGCTCTTCAAGCACGTGAGTTAACCGAATCGCAACGAATGATTCATGAAGAAATTGCTAGATTTGGTAGAAACATCTTCAAAGAAGGTGCGATGGTAAATCCAGGCGGCGCGACTGTTGATAACTCATTAGAGTATATCCGGTTAAGTCCCTCCAGCATCTACACTGATATCGTCGGCAGGGAAGTCACCAACGGTTCTGTAGTATTCACAGTTTTAGAAATCGTGGACAGTGAGAATAATGATCCAATAACACTGTATGTTAAATACACGGACACTTTGAACGCACAGGTTCTTGACGATTCTGTTGCTCCACGTGTTCTCGCATCACAGAGTTTGCGTTTTTCTGATGGTACTACTACTGGAATCAACATGGTTGTTGCTAGCAATACAGCAGAACACCCATGCGCGGGTAAGGCCACTAAGGCACATCTTGCGGAAGGAGACTTCTTTGTTCAGGGACACTTCGTCTATGTAGAAGGCGGTAGTGCTTTCATTGACAAGTATAGTGGAACCCCAACCGCAGACCTAGGATTTCTAGTCCAGCAGTCTATCGTTTCTTCAGCTGAAGATGATAGTCTTTTTGACAACCAAGGACAGTTACCCGATGTCAGTGCTCCTGGCGCAGATCGTTACAAGATTAAACTTATTCCTACTACACGAGATAAAGTACTAGAAGAAGAAAACTTCGTATTTATCGCACGTGTGGTTAACGGTGTTATTACACGAGAAGTTAATTCCTTTGATGCGTACAACCGCATCAACTCTTTACTGGCACAACGCACAAAAGAAGAGTCGGGCGATTACGTAGTAGCAGACTTTACCGCAATCTTTGAAAACAAAGACGCCAATACTTTTAATGTAGATGTGTCAGAAGGTATTGCTTACGTGGACGGTTATCGTTTGGACGTAGGCGCATCTACTCTTCAGGTACCTAAAACAACTGGAGACTCTGCTCTACGCGTAAAACTTAATGAGAACGTTCCTGCTATTTTTGGTAACTGGATATACGTAGACCTAGATGACGTTGGTTCTCAGGGTTTAGGTGATATCAGCACATTCGGTCGATTAGAACTCAGAGACGAAGGTAATATTCTTCTTGGTTATGCTAACCTACGAGGATTACAATTAGACCAAGTTGGATATCGCGCATATATATTCAACATCAGAATGAATAAAAATCCTTCGACGCAGATTCAATATAACTTCTCTAATGTAACTCATTTAGTAGAAGCATCTAGTGGTAATGAAATACCATTGACCAGTAATTCAAATCTTAGTGGTGTCTATGGTACTGCGGATAATAATCTATTATTCCCTCTACCTAGTGTTGCTGCTAAACCTGATACTATTTCAAATATCGTTTACACTGCTCAGAAATTTTATAGACTAACTTCAAATGGCAGTGGTACTATTTCCATGCCAGCGAACAGTGTCGAGTTCAGTCAGTGGTTGATTGCGGAGACTAATGGCCCTGTTCGTACTGATGTTGTTATTGAAAGTAATAATATTACTGGATTGACACCAAGTACTTCGTATGATATAATTAGTTATGAAGAGATAACCGCAGCGCCTAGAACTAAATCATTACAGTCTCTAACAGTCGTAGCGACTCGACCAGACGCGTCTTGGGCAATACGACCTATAGACCTAGGTGTAATTGACGGGGTATCTTTAGAATCTGTTAAGGTAAGATCATCTAATAGTACCGCTTGGGAAGATGCTGATGATATCACATATCAAGTTGACTTCGATGGTGGACAACGTGATAACTACTATGACATGACACGATTGTATGTTAAGCCTGGCTACTCAACCCCGACTGGTGTTAATGTAGAGATTCAAGTAATCTTCTCACACTTCCAACACTCTAGCTCATCGGGTGGTTTCTTTTGTGCTAAATCTTACACTGGTATGGATATTCAAGATATTCCATCACATACGCTAACCAATGGTTCTGTAGTAAAACTAGGTGATAGTTTAGACTTTAGACCATCGGTCGCTACTTCCAGCACATTTACAGTAACACCTTTACCACAGAATGCGTCTTCTATAACAGTGCCTTCAGTTTCATATTACAGTCCACGTATCGATATGTTGGTCGTAAATGCGACTGATAGTCGAGGAGATATTGGATTCGGGGAACTTCAGGTTATTAGTGGTCAGGCGTCAGAACAACCAAAAGAACCTATCGTTCCAGTAGGTGCGCTACCATTATTTAAGGTTGAATTGGGGGCATATAGTCACCAAACTAGTGATGTAATCACAACAAAGATTTCTAACAAGCGTTATACGATGAAAGACATCGGTAAACTTGAAGAAGGTATAGAGAACCTTTATGAAATCACCTCTCTGAGTTTCCTAGAGAGCAACACAAACTCTCTGGATGTACTTGATGCGCAGGGTCTTAATAGAACCAAAGCAGGGTTTATTGCGGACAACTTTAATACATTCGATTACTCTGATATAGAACATCCAGACTACCGAGCATCGGTAGATCCTGAAGGATTGATGGGGGCATCATTCCGTGAACAAGCAGTACGTTTAAAGTACGACGCAACCGACTTGACTAACACTATCACTAGAAAAGGTGACATTGTAACACTACCGTTTACTGACGTTGCTATGATTAGTCAAGAGTTGGCTACTGGTATAATGAATATTAACCCGTTTGCGGTAATCACTCAAAACGGTCACTTGGTTCTATCACCATCAACGGATGAGTGGGTCGAGACTAAGTTCTTACCAGACATTATGCAGCGAGTAGTTCGTCGGATTAACACGTATCTCCCTTCGTTCTTCACTCGTCGTCGGTTCAGAGTACAGTCTTCGACAACATCTAGAACTATTACTGAGTATATTGGTCGACGCGTAATGAACATCGAAATTATTCCGTTCATGCGTTCACGTAAGATTAACTTCCGAGTTCAAGGTTTACGTCCTAACACTCAAATGTATCCAGTATTTGGAAACAAAGTTGTTAACGATTGGGTTCGTCAAGAACCAACATTCACTAACTTCTCGGACGATCCTACAGAATATGGTAGTGAGTACATTAGTGCGACCGAATACCCTACTGCTCTAGGTGGTAAGTCTATTCTTACTACAAACTCAGAAGGTGAGTTAGCGGGCAGTTTCTTCTTACCTAATACTCCGACAATTAATTTCCGTACAGGAAGACAAGAATTTAAATTGTTAGATGTCAACAACTCAGATGAGTCAGTAGCAACTGCGGTAAGTCGCGCAGGGTACACGGCAGTCGGTACTTTAGAAACAGTACAGAGAACTGTACGTAGTACTCGACTTATAGAGACTACTTATTGGAGAGATCCTCTCGCACAGACATTTATTGTAGACCAAGTAGAGAATCCAAACGGACTCTTTATTACTAAGGTAGACATATTTGTAGAGAGTAAGGACTCTGTTATTCCAATGCAAGTACAAATTCGTCCAGTAGAGAACGGCGTTCCTACTTCACGTATTGTCCCAGGCTCTGTTAAGTTTATCAATCCTTCGAATATTAATGTTGTTCCTTTTGATAACACAACTGAGATGTCAGATGTTGTAGCAGGGAAAACTACTATTGAGTTCGATGAACCAATTTACTTGACTTCTGGCGAAGAGTATGCTTTAGTACTTCTTGCGGAGTCAGTAGAATACAATGTATACACTGCGCAAACATACGAATATGTCGTCGGGCAAAGTCGTTCAGCACGAGTATCACGTCAGCCTACATTAGGTTCGTTGTTCTTGTCGCAGAACGGTTCTACTTGGACTCCCGATCAGACTAAAGATTTGATGTTTAACTTATACCGTGCGGACTTTGAAAGTGCCGGTGTACTGGAACTGAAGAATAGTGAACTACCTAAAGTTACATTGGACATTAATCCATTCGAAACTACCCTAGGGTCTTCAATTGTATTCGTACATCACGAAGGACACGGATTCTCTAATAATGACGGTGTGCTGATTTCAGGTGTAGCGAGTGCGGTAGGTGGTGTTATTGCTGATTCAATTAATGGATACCACAATGTAATCAATCCTACTTGGGCAGGTTACACTATCAACACGGGTGTCGCTGCGACTGCGTCTGCGGTAGGCGGTGGTTCTAATGTTGTTGCGTCCCAACAGGTAATGTTCGACCAGTTTATACCACAGGTACAGACTCTCATCCCTAACATGACTTCAATTGATTCTACTATTGAAAAAACATTAGGAGATTCTTATGGTACCACTCGTACAACTAGACCACAGAAACTAGACTATACTACTAAGTCTCATCAAGTGGTGTTGAACGAATTGAACGTGAACGATTATCCGGCGGTCATAGCAACACAAGCGAATGCTGCGGATACGTTATCTCTCACGCTAAACCTAACTACTGGTGACTCTAAAGTGTCTCCAGTCGTAGACTTACAACGTGTATCATTGATTACATTAGAGAATGTTATTGACGGATCGGACGCTGCTCAACACATCACCAAACCAGTTGCGGTTGATGAATCTTCGGTGGGGCTTAAAATCATATTCGCTGCGCATCGTGATGTTGGTGTGGAGTTTGATGTATATGTCAGAACTTCATTAACCGAAGACGCGATGTACGAAGTTGATGGCGAAGGTGTTCCGGTTATTGGTTGGAATCAGGTGACTATAGATTCACCTCTACCTACTGATGATGACCCAGAAACATATCGTGATTATGAGTACACCGTAGAAGCTGATGCGTTTAACGTCTTCCAGATCAAGATTGTTATGTCAGCAACGAACTCATCTAAATCACCGACGATAACCGACCTTCGCGCTATTGCGTTGGTAATATAATGTCGCAACGTTTGCGGGTTGAAGGGTATAATAACTTAGTAAAGGATGGTCGATCAGGGGCCATCCTAAATACAAACAGAACCGAAATAACCAGAGCAAGGGCACAGCAAAAAGTAATAAAAGAAAAGGATGACACTATCAACACGCTCTCAAAAGAAGTTGTGGGTTTAAAGCAAGATGTGTCAGAAATAAAAGAATTACTTTTTCGACTAATAGAGGGTAAGGCAACCAATGAGTAATATACAGTTAATTAATCTAGCAGATAATATTAACGCTGCGATTTTAAAAATTAATGACAACTTTCAGTTAGTAGATAGTAGCTCTATTGATGTTAATGAGCTCACTACTATTGTTAATGGTATCCTTGACTCAGATTACTTTCTATCGGTCATTAACCAAGAATATCTAGACCAGTTCGACCTTAGCGTTGATGTAAGTTATCTGGATTCTGATATCGCAGCGAACGCAAGTGGACTACTTCAGTTGACATCACGAGTTGATGTTAATAGTGATGGGATAACTAGTTTATCGCAAGCTATCACGGAGACTAACGCATCCATCGAAAACTTGGTTCTGGATGGTGTGGACTCTGACCTACTTGCGGACGCAATTGCGAATGCCACCAATACTCTCATATCAAGAGTCAATGCGAACAGTGATGAGATACATATTCTTGCTGGTGCTATCGACTCAGTGGAATCCAGTTTACTTTTAGCTAACAGTGACCTTGGCGACTTAATTCAGTTAAACACTTCAGGTATAAGTCAGTTAACAACACGTACCGACGTGAACAGTGATGGTATTGTTACCACTATATCGAGATTGGATTCAATTGGTCTAACTTTGGATCAGTTTATTGCCGGTGGTATTGAGTTTACCCCAGAACAAATTGAAGCAGCATTGGCAACAGGTCTTGAGGATTTATATGCTCGACTTGATGCGGACAGTGACAAGTTAGTTGTTGAAGCGGGTAAGGTCGTTGAGTTACAAACCGACTTAATTATATTAGATTCTGATCTTGGTGCTAGAATAGATGCGGAGACTGACGCACGAGAACTTCTCGCGACTTCTGTATCATATAATGGTGGTCAGGTTACATCGCTTTCAGCAAAAACTCTACAACTAGACAATGCTGTTTTCATTAGAGATTTACAAGGTAATATCACAACAACTGCGGTTGCTCAAGCAACTAGTGATCTTGTTACTCAGATTGAGACAGTAGACGACCGTGTGACTTCGGTTCGATCAGAACTGATAACAGACTTAAATGCCGCGATTGATTCTGATATTGCCGCAGTAAGACAAGAGTTCTCTGCGTTTGTTGATAGTGCTGGTACTACTACCGCATTGTGGACACTAGACCTTCTTGCGGGAACAGAAGCTAATCCACGAGTTGCGGGTATTAAGTTTGGAAATGATGGCGCAACTGCTGACTTCACACTTACTGCTGACACTTTCAGATTTGTTAACGCAAATAACAATGAAGTTCAACCATTCACGATTGATGGTAATGAAGTATTATTATCGAATGCCAAAGTTACAGGATCACTAGATATAGGTACTAGCCAAACTGGTGAAAGAATGGAACTCACTAATAACGTTATCAGCATCTATGATGGTAATAACACAAGGAGAGTTATAATGGGATTCTTAGGCTAGTATATTATCCCTCTGGACAACAAGTAGATTATACACGATGTTTTATGTTTTGTCAAGTCATAATTTGTATTCTTTAGCTAGACAATTTGATACGTTACCTAAAGACAATACTACAGTAATAATTAATACGTTAGACAGTACGTTTTCAGAACAAGCAAAGTCGTACTGCGAAGATAACAATATCCGTCACATGATAACAGAGAGTGATGGTACTGCCGCAACTGGAAAGAATAGTTTTTTAGATATATTCGAAAAAGACGGAGTTCCTTATGCGGTATTAGTTGATGGTGATGACTACTTGACACGAAGGGGTGTAAGGTGTTATACTGAGTTGTTGAATAGAGATGACGCACCTGACGTATTAGCGTTAAGTAATGCTCTCTCTATAGGATTCGGAGATAAAAATTCCATAGCTAGGGCGTTAGATGACAGTAGATTGAGTCTCAACCCCAAAGAACTCACGTCTAAATATGGACAGTTCGCCGAAGTATCTGACTGGAGTGAACTAGGTAAGGGAGAGATGGTAGTAGACTTGATGTTAAGAAATGGGATGCATACTCCAGATTTGGAGATTCGAGCGTTTCAATCATATATCAAGGACTTAGAATACGGAATGGGTATGGATGCTATTGCTACACGAATAACATTTATGTCTAGAAAGGTTATTCCATATAGGTTTAAGAATTTAGTGGTTGGTGAGGATACTCTCCAATACTTAGAATTAAAAGATGCTCACGAAAAGGGTGAGTTGACTATGGTGGTTCATGACGAGACAAAACCGACATACATGTATGATTCAAGATTGTCTGGAATTGCCACAGTAGAAAGCGCAAAGAATAATGGTCTAGGTTTTTTAAACTGGATGAAAGAACTTGCGAAAGAAATAACAAAATTAAAAAACGAAAACAGGTTACACTCTAGTAGGGTACCTGTTATGGAGTTGTAGGGATGAGTTACGGTTTAAAATGTTATACCGCAGGCGGTTATCTATCATTTGATGCTGACCAGATGGACACGTTCGTCCGTGTTATTACTTCAGGTAGTGTGTATTTAAATAATGGAGAATCTATAACTATAGACGCTCCAGGCTTACGTTATGCGTATACATTATGCGGAACTGCTCCATATGCAGAGTTCTCTCACTCTGTTGAAAAAAATATATCTGCCGGAACTTTTACTATTACTAATCTATCCGCAGCATCTACAATCGGTTATCTTGCTTACAAGATATAGGGTATAATATAATGGCATATGGTTTACAAATAAAGAATCCCGATGAAGATATCCTATTTGATAGTAATGAAGTTGGTCGTGGAACTGTTACTGTAAGTAAAGGGTATATAGCATTTAACACCGGTCTTACCGTTAAGGCGGGACAGTTAGTACTATTTAACATCGGAACACTACCTTTGGGTAGCAAAATCGAGATAAGCGCCACTAAAACTTGGTTATATGGTGATGTTTTTTCAATCTCCTTCTTCCCTGTAAATAGCGGTGGGTCGCCCGGCGTTACGGGAGTGAACTACGCTGTACTAGAAGATATGGCGACACTACCTAAATCGGGTAACTTCGGTTTAGTCTGTAAAACTGGCGCATATGTAACTTCTTTCGATAGTCGTATGTTTCAAACTACCGATGAAGGTGAAGTTTACATTGATAAATACCAATCTTACATGTATCCGCTTGGTCATGGTATTTATATAACTGCTCCTTATAGTGCAGAAGAATGGATTAGCGCAGCGCAACTAGAGTTTACTAGTGTAACAGGCTATACAAGAACCTTCTCTATATTGTTCAGCAACTCAGGCTCGCCCGGCACTCAAATCTTCTACGGGGGTAGCAGCTTCGTCGGTCACATATATGAGCATTCATCGGGTAGTGGATCCTATAATGTATCATACATCGGTGGTTACAGTGGAAGAACTTATACGCAATCCCTCGCCCCCTATGTTGTGGGTAAAACCCACCTTGGCGTAGAATAACATAATTTAAATTGGAGAAAATATAACATGAGCGACAACGAAAGAGGGGTTAGCCCTATAGTAGCACTTCACGATGAAAATGGAGTGATTAAAAGAACGGATTTAGATAATGGCATTTATCCCGAAGATGGTGTTACTGACCGTAATGGTCATATAATTCACCGTATCTATGAATGTGCCGGTAGTGTAGCATTAGAAGAATTTGTAAACACTCATGTATGGGATGACGAATTGGACGAATGGTTGACTGTTGACCGTCGACCTAATTATCATTCATTCTGGGATAGAAGTGTAACACCCGCGAAGTGGACATGGGACAAAGAAGTTATCAAGGGCGAGATTCGCGCTCAAAGAGATATTAAACTTCTCCATACTGATTGGGCTATGCTACCTGATGCTCCACTTTCAGCTGAAAAACGACAACAATACATTGATTACCGTCAAGCGTTAAGAGATATCACTGATACAGTAGACCTAACCGTAGTAGACTCCGTAGATAAAGTTGTTTGGCCTCAAGAAGTTTAACTTATTATACGAATCTAGATAAACCCACTTATCAACCCGTACAAAAGAATTCTTATAAATACGAGAAAGTCTTAAAATTATGGGATGATAAGTGGGTTTACACATTTCATAATCTTATAAATAACAGTGTTATTAGCAATTAATTTCAACTTAACAAAAAGAGAGCGATAATTGTGTCAGCATCGAGCATCCCATTAAAAATTAAAAATTCGAATGGTGACCTACAGGAATTCACTCCTACGGAAGAGAACTATCTTGCGTATGCGGTGGGACAAGCACTAGCATCTTCTCCTTCAAGTGATACGGGTCAAATTACTTTGACCGGTGATATGAGTATTGGTACATTTATTGATACTTTTTTCAATGAAGCAACGGGTACGCACCCTGCTTCTCAAATCACTTCCGGTTCTACCACTACTACGTTATATCAAAATGGTGGAACCGCGAATGAAGTAGGTGCGAACTTTGTCCGTCCAGTAGGATACTACGATACCTCAAATCCCGGCTTCTACGAAATGGTAGATGGTGATTTGAATAATCTTGCTAATCGAGTTCTAAGTAATCTTGCTCAAAATGATTACGTAGGTACTTTCAGATTAGCAGCATCTTCGCCTGGCGTAGACTATATTCAGTTTATTCCTAACGTATTCAAGGATACAAGGGGAGATGGAACCGAAACTCAATACAGTATCTATATAAGAAACAATATGACCGCAATTGCTGCGGTTCGTCCAGTTTCAACATCATATGATGTCAGCGGTAACTTCACTGGTTTCCGAGAAATGACTGATGATCAAATCCAGTTCACTCTTGGTCAGAGAATTAAAACACTACGCGCAACCGCAGGCAACATTGGTTCTTATCAATTGCGTTCATCTTCACAAGGTGTACCAACTGCCCCAGGCACTTGGAAGGCTGTAGGTACCGCACTAAACACTAAAAGAAATACCGCAGAAGTTTCATATGCTAGAACACGTAATAGTGCTTATACTCGTGCTCGTATTTCTTCTTATACTCGTGACCGTAACTCAACATTTAGTAGGGTTTCTACTCGCGTTAGTACTCAAGACTTCGCTGGCAACTATGTCGGCAATTATACTCGTGACTTTGCTGGCAACTATAGCCGCAACTTCGCTGGAGAATATGTTGGAGATTTCACGGGTAATTACTCTCGTGACCGTCAGTCAACTTATTCACGTGACCGCATAACTAACTTCTCTCGTACATTTACTGGCGAATATGTATTGAACCGTCAGTCAACCTACACTCGTGTTAGGTTACAGGGATTTGTTGGTAACTTTACTGGTTACTATGCCCGCGCACGTGTGTCTACATTCGCTCGTAACCGTATTACTAATTTCACTGGTGTGTTTACACGTACTCGTCCGTCATCCTATACTCGCGGCCGTGTATCAACTTACGCAGGCACATATGCTCGTACTCGTGTTTCCTCATATTCAGGAACATACTCGCGTAACCGTGTAAGTTCTTATGCGGGAACATACTCGCGTAACCGTGTTTCTGCTTACGCAGGCACATATGCTCGTACACGTTCTTCTGCTTATTCTGGTGTTTATGCTCGTACACGTGTTTCTACTTACTCAGGCACATATGCTCGAGACTTTGTAGGTAACTATTCTCGTTCATTCTCTGGCCAGTATGCTGGTGCGTTTACTCGTACACGTCCTTCATCGTTCTCAGGAACATATGGTCGTACACGTGTTTCTGCTTACGCCGGAACATATGCTCGTAACTTTGCCGGTAACTATACTCGCGGTTTTGTAGGAAACTACACCGGAGAGTTTACTCGTGCTCGTGGTTCAACGTTCTCAGGTACTTATTCACGTAATCGTGTTTCTGCTTACGCCGGAACATATGCTCGTAACCGTGTTTCAACTTATTCTGGTGTTTATTCGAGAACTCGTACTTCAGCATACTCTGCTGATTACACAAGAACTCGTATCACTGACTATACTCGTGACCGTGTAACTAATTTCGCTGGTATTTACTCAAGAGCTCGCGTATCTGCTTATGTTCGCAATCGTGTAACTAACTTTGCCGGTAACTTCGTCGGTAACTATGCTAGAAATTTTGTCGGAGACTATGCTAGAAATTTTGTCGGAGACTATGCTCGTGCTTTTGCTGGCGACTTCGTTGGTAACTATGCTCGTACATCTACTCGTACATCTGCTCGTACTCGTTACTCAGCTTACGCCAGAACACGCATCACTAACTATGTTGGTGACTTTACTCGCGATTCTACCATAACTTCAACACGAACTCGTTATTCAGCTTACGCCAGAACACGCATCACTAACTATATTGGTGACTTTGCTCGTGATCGTGTAACTAACTTTGCGGGTAACTTTGTAGGTAATTATGCTACTACCTTTACTGGTGACTTCGTAGGTAACTACGCGACTACCTTTACTGGCGACTTCGTAGGTAACTACGCGACTACCTTTACTGGTGACTTCGTAGGTAATTATGCTACTACCTTTACTGGTGACTTTGTAGGTGATTATGCCCGAAACTATGTCGGCGACTATGCTGGTGACTTCGTAGGTAATTATGCCCGTACTCGCATAACTGATTATACTCGTACCCGTGGTTCTGCTTACGCACGTACTTCTACACGTACTCGTTACTCAGCTTACGCTCGTAATGCAATTCAGACTTCAACTCGTACGCTAGCTTATACTCGTGTATTGTATTACGCAGGAAACTTTGTCGGTAACTATCTCCGACCTGTAACATACACTGGTAACTATACTCGTGGCGTAACATACACTGGTAACTATACTCGTGGCGTAACATACACTGGTAACTATAGTCGTCCCGTAACATATACTGGTAACTATACTAGAGTTGATACATACACTCGTGCTCCCTCATTTATCGGAGACTATGTCCGTTATTCAAACCCATACAATACCATGATATCTTATATGGGTAACTATACTAGTACGACATCTTATATTGGTAACTATAGTCGTTCAAGCGCGGCGACGGCGGCTTACTCACGCACTGCCGGAACTTATGCGCGATATCA